GTGGGTATATATATAAATGTCATACATTTCTACCCAATATGGATATAAACCAGATATGCCGCATCTTCTAAAACTCCACACACTTGTATAGCTTTACAGGACGTAAAAGTGGGTATGTTTTGAGGGGGTTATATTGGGTATTTAAACTGGGGGAACCGTTACACTCATTATACACATATATTTCATATTTGTCAAGACCTTTTTTAAAATAATAACTAATTTATTAAAACACTTGACAAACTGGTAAATGTTGTATATAATACTAACATGACTTATCTACCGGAAAAGAAGAGAAACCTTACAGAGAAGCAAGAAGCTTTTCTTAATAATCTTGTTGAGACTGGTGGAGATTTCAAAAAGTCAGCCGAACTTGCAGGATATTCAGGTAATCACTATCAAATCTTAAAATCATTAAAAAACGAAGTAGTAGATTTAGCCTCAGACGTACTTGCAAGGGAAGCACCTACAGCAGCATTTAAGCTAATAGAGGTTATGAACTCAAATAAACCCGTACCTCAAGCTAACAATAAACTACAAGCTGCTCAAACGATACTAGATAGAGCCGGAGTTGTCAAGACTGATAAGTTAGATGTTAATCATAACGTAAGTGGCGGAATATTTATATTGCCAGAGAAACATACGATTGATATAACTGCAGAGGATGGCGACTATGAGGAACTATCTGATTAGCCTAGTAGAGTTTTGTAAAGAGTACCCAGTATGGGCTCTTTTATTCTTTCTATGTGGATGGCTAATAGGATTAACGATATGATGATAGAACTTTGGAATAAATTTCATAAATTAATGAAAGCAGGTAGGATACAAAAAGTATTAAAACTTTGTAACATTAGGAAAGTGAATGAAAATTTGGATAACGGAATACGCAGATAATACTAGAGGGATTTTAATTGGTCCTTATATAAAAGCTGATTCTATTGAAAAAGCAAATAGAATAGCTATACAATATGGTTTAATAGTTTTAGGTGAAATACAAGAACTAATACACGAAGCTGAAGAAGAGTCAGCAAGGATGATACACTAAAATGCCACAGATAGGTTCTGATGATGAAGGTAATACATTTACTTTTAGAAAAAGTATTTACGGTAAAAGCGATGGTGGGAAAGGTGCTAGACCTAGACCTGCCTCTATATCAGCCCAGAACTATAGAGATAACTGGGATTTAATATTTGCAAAAAAGAAAAAAAAGGAGAATAAGAAGAATGCCAAAAGCAAAAAGTAATAACCAACCTGCAAAGGTGAGTTGGCGTAAGAGGCTTCTAGTCATATCCATACACTTTAAAAATTACTGTGTTAGTTTATTTCAAGGAGCCCAGCATTTAAATGTTAAAAAGAAAAAGAAAGTTATTAAGAAAGCAACAAAGGCAAAGAAGATTGTCAAGAAAGCTACTACTAAAAAAGTAAAATGAAAGAAGGTTATATAAAACGCAATACTTCTACAATTCCATTCGGTTATCAAATGGACGATGAATCAAGTACATTTTTAAAACCTATAGAAACTGAATTAGAAGCGTTACAAATAGCTGAGAATATGGTAGTAAACGAAGAAGTATCTCTCCAAGCTGCTTGTGATTGGTTAGAATACAAAACAGATAGAAAGATATCTGCCCCCGGATTAAAAAAACACATAGATAAAAAGTATGGATTACGAAGCGAAAGATTGGGAACTCAACCCACATCTTTACTTTCAAGATAGCGAAGGCAATTTTGTAAAGAACAAAGACGGGACTCCTCGTAAAAAAGGTGGTCGTCCTAAAAAAGATGCACAGTCTGCTGCACGTAAAGCTATTAGTCGTAAACAAAAGAACATCCAGAAGCTAGAGCAAAAGCTCAACAACGCTAGAACATCTTACAAAAAACAAAAAGAAACTATTGAAAAGCTTGATAACACCAAAGAGGGTGTTGTTACAGATGAAGATTTAAGTAAACTTCCCAAGGCTGTACAAGAACATCTAGATAATCATCACGTATTTTTCCACGCTAACGAAGGACCTCAGACAGATTTCCTTGCTGCTGGTGAGAAAGATGTGTTATATGGTGGAGCTGCTGGTGGTGGTAAGTCTTATGCTATGATAGTTGACCCGTTAAGATATGCACACAGAAAAGCTCACAGAGCATTAATACTAAGAAGGTCTATGCCAGAATTACGAGAGATGATTGATAAGTCTCGTGAGTTATACCCACAAGCATTTCCCGGTGCTAAGTTTAGAGAAGTAGAAAAACTCTGGAACTTTCCAAGCGGTGCAAAGGTAGAGTTTGGTTTCCTTGAAAGAGATGCAGATGTTTATCGTTATCAAGGACAAGCATATAGTTGGATAGGTTTTGATGAAATCACTCATCTACCTACAGAGTTTAGTTGGAACTATCTTGCTTCACGTTTAAGAACAACAGATAAAGAAATAGAAACATACCTTAGATGTACTGCTAACCCCGGTGGTGTTGGTTCTAATTGGGTAAAGAAAAGATATATAGAACCTGCAGAACACAACAAAAGTTTCCTTGGAGCAGATGGACTTACTCGTAAGTTTATTCCTGCTAAGTTAGCTGATAACCCTTATCTATCAGAGGACGGAGTATATGAGCAGATGCTTAAATCACTACCGCCTACACAAAGACAACAACTACTTGAAGGTAACTGGGACGTAGCAGAAGGTGCAGCATTTACAGAATTTGACCCTAACATACATATAATAACACCATTTGAACTACCTATACACTGGGAAAGAGTTAAATCAGTAGACTACGGATATGCTGCAGAAAGCTGTTGTTTATGGGGAATAATGGACGTAAACGATAATACTTTAATAATTTATCGAGAATTATACAAAAAAGGCTTGACAGGAGAAGAATTAGGTGGTATAATAACGGATATGGAGACAGAAGACCCTTTTTCGGTCAATGGTGTCCTAGATACTGCAGCTTGGGCAAGAACAGGAACGACTGGTCCAACTGTAGGAGAGAGTTTAATTAAAGCTGGTCATAAGTTAAGACGAGCTGATAAGAATAGAATACAAGGTAAGATACAAATACACGAGTATTTAAAGGTTAGAGATAACGGTAGACCTAAGTTACAGATATTTAATACATGTCCTAACTTAATAAGAGAACTACAAGCTATACCATTATCTAAAACTAACCCAGAAGATGTAGATACAAAAGCTTCTGACCACGCATATGATGCACTACGTTATATGATAATGAGCAGACCAAGAATGGAAAGTCCATTAGAACGTATGAGAGGTTTAAAGAGAGAAATGTACAAACCTGTAGATTCAACATTTGGTTATTAAGTATATGGCAGAGAAAGAGAATACATTTTTAAGTGCTAATCATCTTTATGAAGAAGTAGAAGGAGAGTCTGGTAAAGCTCTAACTTTAGAAGAAGACCAACAAAGAAATCTTATTGGTATTATAAAAGGTAGATTTGCACAAGCTGAAGATGCTAGACAAACTGATGAACGTAGATGGTTAAGGGCTTATGAAAACTACAGAGGTCTTTACGCTAAGAATCTTAAGTTTAGAGAATCAGAAAAGTCTAGAGTATTTGTAAAAGTTACAAAAACAAAAGTACTTGCTGCCTTTGGACAATTAGTTGATGTTATCTTTGGTACAGGTAAATTCCCTATAGGAGTATCTGAAACTAAAGTACCTGAAGGTGAGACTGATATAGCTCACTTAGATATTAATAGCCCAACTCCGGGTTTGGAAACTTCAGAAGCTGAAATACCTGATGACATAGGAAATAGAATAGAAGAAGATAATCCTTATGATGTTGGTTACGAAGGAGATGGAAGAACTTTAAAGCCGGGTGCATCTTTTCATAACGGAGTATTTGAAGATAGTCTAGAAGATAAGGCACAAGATGCTGGAATACTTACAGACGGAGCTAGTCCTGACCCACAAGCTTTAGAATTAAATCCTGCACAAAGAGCTGCAAGACGCATGGAAAAACTTATCCATGACCAAATAGAAGAATCAAACGGAAATTCAGAATTAAGAAGTGCTCTTTTAGAATCTGCTTTACTTGGTACAGGGATTGTAAAAGGACCCTTTAATTTTAATAAACGATTACATAAATGGGATGTAGATGAAGAGGGTAATAGAGTTTACAATCCATTAGAAGTAAGAGTACCTAGAATTGAATTTGTTAGTTGTTGGGATTTTTACCCAGACCCTAACGCTACGGATATGGAAGAGTGTGAATACGTAATCCATAGACATAAAATGAATCGTAGTCAGTTAAGACAACTGCGTAATATGCCATATTTTGACGAAGAGGCAATACGTAACGCAATTCAAATGGGTGCTAACTATGTTGAAAAAGATTTCGAAAGTCAATTAAAAGACGATGCTAGAAGCGATGAAGACGTAAATAGTAGTTTTGAAATCTTAGAATATTGGGGAATGATGGATGCAGAATACGCTAGAGAAGTAGGTATTGAATTACCAGAAAGCGTTGATGACTTAGATGAAGTTCAAGTAAATATATGGACATGTGGACATTACTTACTTAGAGCTGTATTAAATCCATTTACTCCATACAGACTACCATATAATGCTTTCCCATATGAAAGAAATCCATATAACTTCTTTGGTATTGGCGTAGCAGAAAACATGGACGACAGTCAACAGATTATGAATGGTCATGCAAGAATGGCTATTGACAACCTAGCAATGTCTGGGTCGTTAGTTTTTGATGTAGATGAGTCTGCCCTTGTAGGTGGACAATCAATGGAAATATATCCGGGTAAAGTCTTTAGACGACAAGCAGGAATGCCGGGACAAGCTATACACGGTTTAAAATTTCCTAATACATCACAAGAGAATTTAATGATGTTTGATAAATTCAGACAGTTAGCAGATGAGCAAACTGGAATACCTAGTTACTCACATGGACAAACTGGTGTTCAAAGTATGACAAGGACTGCTTCAGGTATGTCAATGTTACTTGGTGCATCTAGTTTGAACATTAAAACAGTTATCAAAAATCTTGATGACTTTTTATTAAAGCCACTTGGGGAATCTTACTTCCAGTGGAACATGCAGTTCTTAGAAGATGAATTGGATGTTAAAGGTGATTTAGAAGTTAGAGCAACTGGAACAAATAGCTTGATGCAAAAAGAAGTTAGAAGTCAAAGACTAACAACATTCTTACAAACTGCACAAAGTCCTGCTATTGCTCCATTTGTTAAGATTTCTAAATTAGTAAGTGAACTAGCCTACAGCTTAGACTTGGACCCTGATGAAATACTCAATGACCCAGAAGAAGCTGCAATAATGGCTCAAATAATAGGAATGCAAAATGCTGGACAAACAAATGGCGAAGAAGCTCAACCCAATAGTGAACAATCCCCAATGGGGAGCCTTCAAGGAGCACCTGAACAACCTCCGGAACTTGGAGTTACAGGCACTGGTGGTGGCAACATCGGAACAGGAAATGTACCGGTTGCAGGGGAAACTGAATTTTCTGGGCAAACTGGAGCAGCTGGACCTACAGGTTAAAGAAGCATTAACAAGAAACAACGAGGAAATTTAATATGATGACATTAATTGGAAACATAATTAACATAATAACAATCATACCAATGATTATAGCTGGAGCATCTTTAATATGTTCATTGACACCAACACCTGCTGATGATAAGTGGGTAGGTAAAGCTTATAAAGTTTTAGACTGGTGTGCACTTAACGTAGGAAGAGCAAAGGATAAATAAATGAAAAAGAAAGGACTACTCGAAGATGATATGGTAATGTACCACGATGCTGAAAGTGGTCCTACCCATACTATGCCTGATGGAACTGTTATGCCCGGAGAAACTCACGAAGAGTACGAAGAGATGCAAGCAGATGAAATGGCAATGGATTCAGATGAAGTAATGGAAGATAACTATGTAGATTTTGTAGTATCTGAAGCTTTATCTGAAAAGGAACAAGAATTTTTAAACAAACAATTAGAAGGCAATGATAGACTTAGTGTTATATTTGACA